TTTCTCTTTCCGTATATTTCAGACTTTTATGAACTTGCATTTGAACCTCATATGTTGTATTCACATTGGCAGCCTGAAGGTCAAATGAATGACCGGTTCTTTAAAAACATCAGAGGTACATACTTTAACTCTAGTTGTATGATGTGGTGGGATTGGCAGTGCGAACATATCTACAAAGATGTGTTAGAACATAAGGATGTTGTATTCAAAACATTTTATAAAGGTAGTGACAATTATCATCAATGGAGGTTGCCTACACATATCAGACCCTATGAAGAAAAGGATATGTTTTGGAAATTCTTGCCCCACGATGACTATTACAGTTATAACTACGCAGAAAGAAACGATGAATCTAAGTTAGTTCTGTTTAATCAGAATAGAGTACCAGGCGATAAGAGTATTGGGCTTGATGAGTTAGATGACTTTGACTTGCTTATTAACTGGCATGGTTTTGAGAACTTTGAAAAGTTGCGTATGTTGCCATTTGAAAAGTTAAATGACTTGGACAAATGGGAATTAGAGTGGGCAGAAAAATTATTTACTAGTGGGGATTTAATATCTCTACACAAACATTTTGTAAAGTTGTTTCCTACCGAGGACATTGCTAAAAAAGACCAGTCATTCTTTTGGAGTAAAACATTCGAGGATGTAGTTGTTGATTATGAGGAATATCGTGTAAAGTATCTCAAGACTCTTTTTTACCGAAGAGACTTCGCAACAATCTTTGAGCGTTTTTACAATCCATTACCTAAAGAAGAAACTCTAAAACTAATGCAGGGGGACACAAAGGAGCGAACCCTGTTGCAGTTCTTTGAGGAGTATAGTGAAAAGTATAGTGATTTATATGACCCACTGTATAAGACGCCCCCTAGGAACGCCGTAATTGACCTGTCATACAAAAGTAATGATACGGGTAACCCATTTAACGATATCTTTATAGCAGATGAGATGCTTACTATAGTAGACATTAAACGCATATTTGATAACTATAATGTAGACTGGGTTACATTTTTTCCTGAGATTACAGAGCCAAGTAATGTAAAGGACTTTAAGGAAATATGTAAGTACTTTAAAGACAAAGGAACTAATGTTGCTGTTTACACATTTACAGATAAGCGAGAGTTTGAATATGTTGATGTAGTTTACCTTGCGGATAAAAAGGAAGTTAGTGACCAGCAGTCCGCAGTAGAAAAGGTATTGTCACAAAACAACCCAGTAAACTTATCTACTCTCAAGTCCTTTGAGAAGCCAGTTGAAACATTAATGCCGGTAGACATTACAAAGACAAAGGAACCAATTTGGTGTGCCGCTAGAAAAGAACAGTACTTCTTTGTAAGCCCTACCAAAAATATGTATCCCTGTTCTTTTATTGCTCGTGATGTATTGCAGAATAAGTTGTATCCCTATCACCCAATTGACTATCCATATAATTACCAATATGGTAGTCTTAACTCTTTTAAAATAAATGAAATCATGTATAATAGTGACTTTAGTAATATTAGCGAACATCTGCAGAATAAGCCATTAAGCATCTGCAAATTAAAATGTGGTAAATGCCAATGAGAGTAAATTACATATGCTGTAAATGGGGTACTAAGTATGGTCCGCATTTCGTCAATCGTCTAAAGAACATGGCTAAACGACATACTCCCGATACCTTTGACTTCCATTTTTATTGTTACACTGACAATGCAGAGGGCATTGATGACGATGTTAAAGTTATACCTTTTCCCGATATTCCTGACATTCATCCTAAATATTGGTTCGGTGCTGACAATTTTAAATACGGCATGGCACGATGTTGGGACAGACCAAAGACATTTGTATTCAATACTCATAATTTTGCAGATGATAAACCTACTGGTCGCTTTATCTTCTTTGACCTTGATATCATTATTCAAAACGATTTAACTCCTATCATTACTTACAATATGGAACAGCCTACTAAGATGCGTTCTTGGTGGCAAGATCCCGCCCCCATGAAAACCCGTAGGTTTAAACTATCACATGGAGCATATACTAATGGAAGTTGTCAAGTATGGAGTGATGACCAGTGTGAAGTCATATGGAATGATGTTCTAGAAAATCAGAAAAAAATATGGTTTACATACACTGATGGGACGGACAATTATCACTCTTGGAAATGGGGTGAGTATGGTGAGAAGTTGTGGGACTATTTGCCTAGCTGGATGGCATATTCATATAACCGAGGTCGTTCGTGGGATGAGGATGACTTACTTGTAGGAAAATATAGGGATAACTGTATACTGTGTGTGTTTAATGTTGATCTGTTGCCCTTTGAGGACTCTTCTAGGGGCAGTACAAAGCAGGATGAATTAGCAGACCCTAAGTTATTGGAGCATTGGCGATGAGAGTAGGATTTACCGCAAGTACTTTTGACTTACTACATGCAGGACATGTTCAGATGTTACGAGAAGCCAGAGAGCAATGTGACTATCTAATATGTGCTTTACAAATGGATCCTAGTGTTGACCGAGAAGAAAAAAATGCACCGGTGCAAACTATAGTTGAAAGATATACTCAATTAAAGGCTGTTAAGTATGTGGACGAGATTATACCGTATGCTACTGAAAAAGACCTAGAGGATATTCTGCAAATGTATCACATTAATGTTAGGATACTAGGTGAGGAGTATAGAGACAAGGATTTCACTGGTAAAGATATTTGCCGCAAACGAGATATAAAACTTTACTTCAACAAACGAGACCATAGATTCTCCACTAGTGATTTGAGAAAACGAATCAATGCTTAATATTTACACTGTAAAGTGGGGCAACAAATATAATGCTTCTCATGTAAATCAGCTTCTAGAAAGTTGTTTGCAACATATAAGTTGCGACTTTACCTTTCACTGTTTAACTGAAGATGCAAAAGATTTAGATCCAAGTATTAATGTTATTTCATTTCCAGGCGGTAATGATTTACAGAAGTGGTGGAATAAGATGTACCTGTTTGATACATCGTTGGTAATACAGAAAGGTGAAAAACTATTCTTTGACCTTGATGTTATATTACAAAAGCCCATTGACCCTATCGTAGACTTTGAGGCGGATGATTGTATGTGTATTGTAAAAACTTGGTGGCACGACCTTGATACACAATATAAAAATACAAGACACATTCCCCATACTTACACCGACTTAAACTCAAGTGTGTTGCGTTGGAATGATAATTTTGATTCGGACACACTGTATAAATACTTTTTGAAACACAAACAACAAATACTTTGGTATTATCGTGGATTAGATAACTTCTTTCATCATAGAAGAATATCTAAATTTAAAATGTTTCCAATAGGCTGGGTCTACAGCTTTAACCAAGGATTTATTTTTCCACACGATACTGATAAGCATGTATATAGGGAGTTGCCCTATATTTGTATTTTTGACTCTATGGGAAAAAGCGAAGATGTTAAGTTTTAATATAATGAATAATCTACCTCATTGGAATGAGGCGATGTATAAAATTGATAAAAGTTTTCCGCATAAGTTTAAGGACTATCAAGATTCATTACACGAAAACCATGTAACCGCTACTTCCTGGATGGTAGAGAAACTGAGAAGTGCCATAGAAGAAAACGGCATGAAACAGGGAGCATTTAAAGTTTTAATATTAAACTCTTGGTTAGGACTTCCGATTGTCCCTTTGTTATGTGAGAATATGGATATTGCAGAAATCCACTGTATTGACTTAGATAAAGAAGCATTAGAGTTGTCTAAGTTATTTCACAAACATTATGCCGAGAAAAAATTTATAAAGTTTACACATGACTGTTTAGACATTCCCTTTGCCTTTGATAGACTAAATCAAATAGATGCTGATATTGTTATCTCATTAAGTACTGAACAAATGTACCCTCTAAAGGAACTAACAACAAAAAATCCTTATGCTATGTTTGCATTACAGAACAGTAATGTTATTGCGGAAATGTATGGTATTAATTGTGTTAACTCCTGCGAGGAATTAGCTGAACAATCTGGATTAGAAGAAATTTACGAATCAGACCAAATACAACAAACTTATTTTGCTTGGGATGGGCGTAAAGAGTATGATAGGTTCTTGGTTATAGGAACAAAAAAATAGGGGACTAAGTGTCCCCTGTAATTAACACCCGCCTCCAAATGATAACCCGTCTGGGGTACATTCTTCTTCAGGTTCTGACCTACACGCTTCAACACTATATCCGGGTGGAGGTGCAATACCGCCCCATACCCAACATAACTCATCCCCAGTAACTGGTTCAGGTTCATAGTCACGCTTTGACCAAGGTGATTCTTTGTACAATCGCATGACTTTAGATGTAGTGCCTGTTAATGAATAGATATTATCCTTATTAGAAATATATACCTCTTCACGGTCTTTAAGTGTGTATGAAGATCCATCATCATAACTTATAATAGTTTGAGCTGATACTGAAGTTGCAAAAAGTATCGTACCCAACATTGTTGCTAGTTTCATAACTACCTCCTTGTTAGGCCAGTGCATGATACCACCTTGAATCCACCGACAATTTATTTATAGTTTACTTATATCCTCAACCATCATTTCCCACATTTCTTTTTGTGGAATAACAAATCCTAAAGTTATTCTAGGTCCACCACCTGCACAATGCCAGAAAGGATTTTCTTTACCACCGTAATATCCTACTTTTGCAGACCACCCTTCTGGGTCATACATAGTAGCAATGCTTTCATTCTCTGAGTCCCAGTATTTAAACCATCCATCACCCGCGTTATAGTTAATTAGAATGTTATATCCCGGAACATCCCAGTTACAGTGCCAACCCATAAAACCATCCTTAGGGTAATAAACATGAACAGCACTTTGTCTAGCCCCCAGAAATTTAACTAAGTCATCATTTAATTTTGTGGATGCATCTTTTTGTTCTTGTGGGGATTTGCTACCAGGTCCAAAATGAGCATTATATACAATTTCAGGTGGTCCGTCATGTTCACCTTCACCTTTACCCAAAATTTTGGATCTAATTTCTTTTAGATATTCAATGGAACTGGCGGTATCTACATTGTATTCTTTGTGGTGGTGAAAATGCAATTTAGACAAGTCTTGTGACATAAACCAATCACTGTACTTGTTAAGCATATCTAGTATTTCATCATTTAATGTTATAAATTTCATTTCTACTCAATTCGTCTACGGTTATTGTATAATGGAAGATTACAGTTTCGGTTCCTTGTAACTCTGAGGGACGATAGCCAATTACAAAATTCCATCTTGCGTCTGGTTGAGGAAAGTCGCCCACTCTAACACCATGTTCCGTTTTATTTAGTAATTTCCACATCGTGAAAGTATCCCACTTTCTAACTTGGTAAGGATACGGGTCGCTATTCCAATCAGGGGCTGTTTGTTCCAAATAACCCTTATACCAATTGTCCATTAAAGTTTTTGTTTTTTCATTGTTGCGATACAAAAATAACCCACAATGATATATCATTTCTTCTGTATCAGAAAGTTTGGTAATTTGTGCATTGTAAGGTCTATTACGAGTAAACAGTATATCATTATTGCCTATTAAATCAAAGACATTTGAAATATCTTCATGTTGAATCATTGTATCGCAATCTATATATAATGTTATATCATATGGAGTTTGTGATAACGCCCATAGTTTGGCTCGTATATGGTTAGGAATTTTATCCGTAATAATTTGGTCAAAGATATCATAATCAGAATCTTCAACCCATTCGGCATGTGTGAATAAAGATATTTTTGCTTCAGGATAAAAGTCTAGTAAAGACTGTGCTGATATTTTGGCTGCGTTATAATATGCTTTATTTACAGATGCAACATAAACATAGCCATTATTCTGCATTTTTTTCTAATTCTCTTTGAATTAGAATGGTAGCATATGCCTGGACTTCTATTGGCGTTCTAGCTTTTCTGATTAGTTTTTTCAGATCTTTATCTTCAGAACTTTGAATTAAGTCACTTTCAAATGCTTCAAGTTTCATATTAAACAAAACTTCTTGTTTCATACGCATTACTTTTGCTTCGGCTTCTTCTTTTTCTACAATTAGCCGTTGCTCTTTAATCTTGCTATGTTCTAAAGTTCTTTTATCAAGTTCTTCATAACCATATTCTGCAATAATAGAATCAAAGTCTTTATTAACACCACCTTCAGATTCAGGTCCAGCTACAACATGGCAGAGGGCATACTCGCCATCAGATTGTAAAATCTCACACACAAGATGGCGGTTATCTTTGTTTTGCCAGATAGGATTTTTATATTTAGAAAGTTCTACATCGGACATACTAATACTCCATAATAAAATTAATTCAATTTATTTATACAATCATAACCTAGCTACAGTTTAGACTAGGCTATTCTGACATATAGTCTTCTACTAGTAATTGTAATACTAGTTGCGTTTAGAGTTGCACCACCATAAGTCCCAGTATATGTACCGCTATATGAACCGGTATAGTTACCAGTGTATGTCCCACTATAAAACCCGGTATAAGATCCTGAAAAGTTACCGTTTAAGAACCCACCAAAGAATCTTGGATAGGACCCAACATATGCGCCTGAGTATGTACCTGAATAATACCCAGTATATGTACCGCTATATGTACCGGTATAGCTACCAGTATAATTAACATAACTATAAGTTTTACGCTGGTCCGTCATTGTTTCCCCTAGCTGTTGCCAGGTACCTGTTCCAGGTGCGGATGAAGCCAATACATATTTACCTATCTCAGAAGTAATAATACGATTACGCATACGGTTGGTAAGACTTTGTAATTCACTTGTTGAAAATTCTGTTATGCCATCCGTGTCATACTTAGTAAGTGTCCTGTTTGTTGTACTTGAAGGCACTGTTGTTGCGGCAGTTTTCTGCCATAAAGTTTTAGTTACAGTAGTACCATCAGTCTGAGTATCGGTTAAGGTGCCTCGAGATACATATGTGCCACCTGCAGGTGCTGATGCAGACAACCAATATCTACCAGCAGTGTTACTATCACCGTCTACCATTGCCTTAATTACTAGGTCTAAAATTTCAGTATCAATTTCAGTATCTGAAGATTCCTCAAGTGTACCTGCATCTGTAGTACGCAAGGGAACGGCTGTTTTATTATCTGTTGCTGTAGAAGTCTTTTGACTTAATCTATAAGTAGTTGTACTGTAATCGCCTGTATTTAATGGATGAGTGCCCACAGGAACAGTGTAAAAAGTATCATTAAATGTTCCAACTTCGGTATAACCTGCAGGGACACTACCCGTAGTAACATCAAGTGAAGCAGTATCTTTAGTTGCGGCAAAGGCAGTTGTGATAATGTTTGCCGTATAGTCCTTAATTTCAGATACGGTGAGCTGTTGAATACCCTCCACACCATTGGCCAGTGTATCACTGGGAGATTTAATTTTTGCTGGACCTGCCATTTATTTCACCTTAGTTTAGGATATTGCCGCTTGTATCATATACCGCCAATGGTCTAATTACTTCCCAGTTTGTAGCATTTGAGCATACAAGACTCATGCTTGTTTTTGCAGGAAGTATCTTAGCCGCATCTGCAGACCCACCATCAATTGAATCTGATGTATTTGGATATACTTTTAAATCTGCGGTTGTTGTATTATATATATCAGCCTTAAGACCAGCCACAGCAGTTTTTAACTTAACCCCTTGGTTTGCAGTTCCGGTAGTGATAACTGAAACAGTTTCAGATAAAGCAGTCGCCGTACCTTGTGTTGTTCCCGCGGCTGTTACTGTACCTGATACACCTAGTTTCAAATCACCTAAAAGCGATGTCTCACCACTTACTGAAATTGAACCAGTAGTTACAGATGTATTGTCTAGGTCTTCTACATTGTCGTTAATTGTATTCCATTGTGTAGCAGAAACACCAATAAATTCTTTTACTTTATTTGGTCGCAATGAAATAGATGCATTGAGCGCACCGTCATCAATTGCTTCACTTGATGCAGGGTAAATTTTAATTGTATTTGCAGTAGAGTTAAAAACAGTTACACGAACACCCGCCGCACAATCTGGAAGTAACACACCTTGGTTGGCACTTGCTGTATTAACGATGTTATATGTTTTTGTTAATGCTTGAGCATCACCTTGAGCTGATCCAGCCGCCGAAACAGATGCATCAATACCCGCGGTCAAAGTGCCTGTAAAGGTTACTCCTGCAAATGCAACACTATCACCGCTTTGATATTTATCGGTATTTAAGTTGGTAAAGTTTGTATCTACCTCAGTATTAGTGAGAGGTGTACCTTTACCGGCTCTTGTTGTAAGTGTAGACATTTGTTTTTCCTACTTTTTTAGTTCGATTATTAACTTCAACGCTTCTTTAATCTCAAAGAGCTCTGACTTTAAACTATTTATATCATCTGTAACTTTGGATATTTGTTTATTTCTATTTCGTTCTGCACGGTAAGCCGCGAGTCCATCATGGTCCACATTTATAAGTGCCCCAGATTTTTCATCTCTTTTAAAACTTTTTGTGCTTTCCATTTATTTATGCCTGTAATGCAATAGCTCTAAGCTCTCTTGCCTCTGGAATTCTAGAAGTATTGGATGATAAAAATACAATCTTAACAGCAAACGCCTTAATACCCGAGTAAGTTGCCGTACCCGTTGTACATGTTGCAGTTGCAGTTGTACCCGTACCAGGAGCAGTCATTGTAATTGTAGGTGCGCTTTGATACCCACGACCTGGATCTGTTACAATAATACTTGTAACTTGGTCACCCGACAATACCGCAAATCCTGTTGCAGGTCTTCTAGGGCTACCACCTGAGAATGTTACAGTTGGAGCAGAAGTATATCCTGAACCACCACCTACAATTGTGATAGCATCTACTCGGTCAGTAGTATACTCTAGGACACCATTATTTAGATTTGCATCAGCAATAGTGTATGTGAAATCTCCAAAGCCTGTTTGTACACCTACATCAGGACTTTCAGCGATATCCAGTTTAAACCAGTCCAATTCATTGAACTCGGCGTCATCTTCCTTAGCAAGGAATCTACCATACACTTCAATATCTGAAGGGAATTGCATCCGTTGTGCCAAGTAAACTTTAAGATCTTCTGCTTCTTGTCCGGGAGCCAATATCACAGTCTTAGAAATAAATCTAGATTTTGCATTACCGCTATTGTATGTTTCGCCTGTAGAATCATTGTTAATATCATTCCAAGTTCCTACAAAACTTGATCTAGTCATATCAACTAAAGGTGATACATAGTTGTTTGTTGTAGTGAAAGTGACTTTACTATTAAAGGATTTATCACCCCCTAATGTTGCAGTTTCATTAGATTTAGAATAAACTGCCATTTCGACACTTGTTTGTTTTCTTTCACCAACAACAAGAGTTTCATAAGTACTTCCCCCAGAGTTAGCGCCTGTAGATGTTGTAGGTGCATACTGGAATTTAATATCAGTTTCTGCAAAATCCAAGAAACTAATGTTTGTTTTAATCTCATTATACTTTTTATTTTGTACTTCTGAGACTTCCATAATGGTGGTGCCATTACCTAAAATATCACCTTGTGCAAACGAACCTGTTGAGATTTGTACCTTTGCTACATTGTATAGAGGTTTATATTCCTCTACATACCCTCTATTTAGAGTAAGTGAAATCTGTGCGCCTGAGCCACTTCCTGTAGTTGAGGATTGGTTTACTGTGCCTGGGCTGGAAGTATAGCCAGATCCTGGATCTACAAGTTTAATGCCTGTAATTACATTAGACGATTCTGAGGTAACTTCAAAGGTTGCACCTGTACCTCCACCTGCTCCGACTGTAACAATTTCGTCACCAACATCGTAGCCCGAACCACCTGAAATTAGAGTAAAATCAAACCCATGTAAGTGCAATCCAGTATCCGGTACACCTGCAGTAAAGTCTTTTAGACTTAACCAATCTGCGCCGGTATTCTCAAGTTGTGCAACACCTGTTAGGTTACTATTAAACGCGGCTCGGTACATGTTAAACATCATGTCTTCAGCTTGAAACGCATTCCAAGTACCGTTGTTTGAGGATGTAAAGAACACACCTTCAGCCGTATCTGCTAACAATACTCTATTATTTGTGCCTACTTGGAATTCGCCCAATTCGGAAACCCATACATTATAATCTGGATTATTAGCTTCAGGTTTTAGTACAATACAGTATGTTTTACCTGGCTTCAAATAACACATGTTTCTAAATGTGAATGTTGTTGCATTAAATGTTACACTGCCTGAAGTCTCTGTACTTACAGAAATTTCTGCAGGGGTTAGGTATTTTTCAGCAAGAACTTTGTTTGCTGGGTATCCATTAACGGTATCCCTAATTTCCAAAGTAACCCCTTTTGTGGCAGACTTTGTTCTAAAGAAAATGTCAATTGCTGGAACAAAAATACCCTCACGATTGTGAACAGTAAAGGTTTGTGCCACTGGGTCCAGTCTAGGGGGTTGAGGTGGGTTTGCTACAGTTGCGGTTACCTCTACATTACCTGAGACATCGACCTGCGAATCAACTGATAAGGACAAATCTGCAGATTGTGTTACCGCGACATCTGTAACTACATTAGCTACGACTTGCGGGGCATTTTGCACTGAGCCAAAACTAATATTTGGAATTTGTGTTTGGAAAACATTTGTCTCGCTAACTTGATTCAGTCCGTATGCGCTGTATTTTGATTGAGAAGCAGTTGTAACAAATGTATCCCTATTCTCAATATCATCTACTAATCGGAACAATCTCTCGCCAATTATGAATGTCTGTGCAGGAATTCTAAATTGTACACAAATAGCACCATCTGCATCGGTAACCAAAGGATCCCCATATGCGCCAGTAGAAATGTCAGGGAAACTATAGTGTTCATCTGCACCTGCCGAAATAGCTGTATTATATAGTGTAACACTACAAGGTCGGCAATGTGCGGATACCGCAGAGCTGTCAAAGAATCCATATAATCTAGTGTTAGGTTTAAGCCCTTGAGAGTAGATTGTAATAACCCTTGACCGCATATATGTTTGGAATGTAATATCAACAATAGTATCAAATTCAGCAGTGGTTTGTGTGCCACCAGGAGTGGTACTTGCCGTCATTACACTGCTAGACATTACGATATTATCGGTCGTAACTTGAGACTCCATATTAATGGAACCTTCTAAAACACTATTAACCTCACCTGTAGCTGCCACATCCCCGGTTGCTGATACAGATGAACCTATTTGAGGTTGACCATTAACATTAGCTACTGATCCTCCAAATGTTAACCCCCCGGTAGTATCAATAGTATTTGTAGCCGTTTGAGAAACCGGCGTGGATGTATTAACTGTAGTTGTTGTCGGACTGCCCTCAAAACCAAAGTCAATATCAGTGTAAATATTTGCGTTGTTTAATCCTTCTGTAATTGCGGCTGCCGCATCGTACAGTGTATTATCAACATGGGTGTTTATACCACCATCTTCGGTATTTGTCCAGTTATCAGATCTAGGGAAAATTGCCATATCACCTTTATAGTTAAAGAGCAATTCACCTGCAAGGTTTCTAGGCCTAGATGCTACTAAGTTAGACAAGTAGGACACTTGATTATAAGGCAATGTCAAGTGGTCGCCTGTTCTTACAATGTTTGTTGATGAAACATCGTTATATCTTATCGACCAGTTTTCGTCATAATAGAAAGGTCTAACATATTTCATCTTGGGATGAATTGCACAATTATAATCCCTGTCAGAAGTATTGCCCAATGCATGACTTTCAAATGCATTTACATAGATGCCGTTTTTGAATCTATCAGCAGAGTTAGCACCTGGAATTTTTAAGTCCTTTGCACTCTTTTCAAGCAGACTAAGCGCAGTATAATATTCAAGTCGGTTAATTCGATTTTCAATTTGTGCAATATCCGCCATCGTATATCTACGAGTCTGAGTAACCGTAAATTTAGTTGCCAAATCTGTTCTACTAGTAGTCCTACCAAGGTAAGGTGAGATTGACGGATACGGTGGAATATATACATCTACAATTGGCATACCGCTAATTGTTTGTACAGGCGTTTTAGGATCTACTGCTGGATTGCCTCGAACCACTTTAAACTGACCAGTAGCAGTTAGAATAACTTTATCAACCCTACCAATATAATATTCTGCATCTGTTGTAAATGATTGTACAGGTGAAGGCATAGTATAACCATTTGAACCTGCACTTAAAAATACCGTTGAGTTCTTAGGGTTTTCGGATGCAGATCCAACTGTCACTGCATCAGTGGATGTTGATTCTACAACCGGTCTAAAATCGTGACAATCTCTTAGTTTAAATAACCCTTGTCGTTTAGATGAATACCTAGGGATTTCATAAGTGTAAATTGTATTACCTGCACCAGTATCATTAACAGGATACGAGTTGTATGAAAAATAACTTGCTGTTGTTGCACCATAGTTAGGAAAGAAATAACTAAGTTTAATTGTAATTTTTTTATTGGTTAAATTTAAACTACTAAAAGGTTTTAGCTGAATTGCTGAAATACCATAATAGTTATCTGTTTGACCGTCATCCAGTTTAAATTGATCTTTATAGTCTGTACCTGATGTTAAATACGATCCTGAGCTAGGTCCCATGTAAATATTTTGAATTTTATATACATCTGAAAATCCTAACAAATATCTACCAGTTGCACCATTTTCATGTGTACTTGTATCAATAGTTACATATCTATCTGATCTAACTAATTTAGGTACGGGAGGAGTATCGACAGTATTTACTGTAACAAATACTCGCATGTCAAATGCAAGCCCTACTGCACCCAAGCTGGTGAGGTCAACCGTAATAGAAGTTGAAGTAACACTTGTAAGCATTGCAGGTGTTACTCTGAGATATTCACCTGTGTCATATGTTGTTGAACCAATAGTTACTTGGTCTTGGAACACAAACAGGAAGTGTGCATCTAGAATATCCTGCGTTATTGCACTGCTATAGGGGAACTGCTCATCACCTGTAAGCGATAGCGTAAATGTGCCTGCAAGCGGTACATTGTTATCAAATTGTTTAGTAAAGTAATAGTTATTATCGTATGTTCCACCTGAATCCGTTGCAAGATTTTTTGTGGACCTGAAAGGATTTCTAAATACAAGTTGATTAGAGTTAGGTGATTGTAATACTGCATTGCCGTCTTGCAAAACAATATCTGCAAACCCACTAGTAAGCGAGTCAGAGAAATATAATGTTTTAATAGATGCAAATGTACCAGCAGTCATACGAATATCATATAGATAAATTCGATACTGTGATGCCCCGGGCGTTGCCGAGTGTTCTGATTTGATAATTTGTCTTACTCTAGCTTGACCAATTTTAGTACCTGAAAATGCGGATGCGCCATGCCCCCCACCGGATACTGCATTAACAGCAGTATCACCCAAGTCAATTAAGTCACCTTCTTTAATATTCCAGTTACCACATACTTCATCACAAAGAACATAATTTCCGTATGATGTAGGAATAATAAACCCTTCGTCAAATACATAATCAATACCTTTATCAATCTCTAATGGCGTGGGTGTTTCAAAATGCCTACGATATCCTTCTACATATCCTAAACCAGCACCTACTTTAACTACTAGTTTTTCGGCATCTCCGCCCTGTGCAGACGAAAAATATCCTTGGTTAGTTGCATTTGCTAAGTGTTCTACAACATCAACACTAAAAGGTTTGATTGTATAGTTGCCGGATTCCTCATAGGTTCTAGCCGCAATTGTTTCGCCTAGTGTATTGTATTCCTGTATGTCGTCATCAATAACTTGGGACAATCCACCATTAGTTACTGTATGTAGAGTTACAAAATCTGCATCCGGTGTTCCGTCAAATGCAAGTTTTGTTAATGTGGGGTTTAATTTATATCTATCAGCACCCGGGGCATTAAAGTTAAATGTACCGGTAGCAGGATCGTTAAGTGTTAAATCGTCATCAGCCGAAACGACCGATTTAGTGAGGTTGACCCCGATGTAGTAGTTTGCAATTCTAGTAAAATATTCTAGGTTAATTTCCTGTCTGTCAATTAAAACAAAGTTACCATCTAGGAAGATAATACCTTCCTCAATAGCAAACCATAAACTGTTACCATAATAGTTTCGTGTTACATCAGTTACATCTGTACCTGTATCAACAACAAAAGTGTCGCCATGTCTAGCAGTAGTTGCGAGTGTGGCAGTTGCAGTTGCACCAGACCCCCCGCCTGATGTAATAGTCACAATAGGTGCGCTCGTATATCCACTACCCGCTTCTGTTACTGTGATAGAAGTTACTACTCCACCTGTTAAGGTTGCAGTTGCGGTTGCTGTTGTGCCGGTAACAGGATCTGCAATTGTAACTACTGGTACAGAAGTATAACCTGAACCACCATTTGTTACAGTGATTGTAGTACTAATTGCACCAGTATAACTTTCTACAGTTAAAGTTTCGCCTGCTTCAAAGTGCAAATATGTACCAGCAGTATCACCTTCAGTATAATCAAGATAAAGGGTTTTCTTTTCTACCGCGGCAGTGTCTAAACCTGTTTTTACATTTAGGATTTTAGCTCTGTTATTAGATGTACTACCTACAACAATATCACTTACATAGTCTGATAAGGTATCATTGTTAATAGCAACCGCGGATGCATCCACATCATTAATCTTAATAAATTTCTTTTCAATGGGCTGACCCTTTGCCCCTACAATTGGCGCACCTTCTTTAAAGAAATGTTCACCCAATCTTGATATTTGATTTTGCAAAATTGTTTGGAGGGTGGTCAATTCCCTTGCCTGTACCGCATAACCAGGTTTAAATAGAACCCGATTAAATTTTTTGGTTTCTGCAAAATCGTCGTAATAAGGACCGGTATTTAAATTGATTGTCATTTCTTTACCTTAGAAATTAAATATAACTTTAATTGTTTCTACTTGGTTAGCATCTCTTGTAATAGGTCGTCTATTGTCAATGTACAATACATCACCCGAATGATTAGAGATTTCTGGGTCTGTTACTGTATTTATAGTGATTCCACTATTGCCTGAATTTAAATTTGTAAATGTAGATGAATCGGCAATACCTGGTAAAATTTCCTGTAAGTATACGGTTTCAATAACATCATCACTATCTAAATCTAATTTTTGAATAACTCTAAATCTACCACCATCAGTACTATTTACAATGTCATCTAATTCAAATTCTTCAGGTTGAGATGTAGTTACTACATGACAAGGAGTGCCTATCAATCCAGTAAAACTGGCAGTCTCGTCATAGTTGTGAATATTTTTAATTAAGCCAATTTGTCTAAACTCGTTACCAATAATAATATCTTTATCGTCACTAATAAATGAGGATGTAATACCTACATTTTTTGCAAACAATTCTTTAGGTGGGTTGCCGCCGTGCCCTTCATAGGGACTAACAACCGGTCTAAGACTAGCACCGGTACCGGCACCAATTGTTTGAGTTATAGATATATCGGCAAAGGTATAGCCTGTTCCTGGATTTGTGACAGTAATTCCTGTAATTGTACCTGCATCATTAATTGTAGCTGATGCTGAGGCGCCAGTGCCGTCGCCCTCAATTAGTATAATCGCATCACCTGCAATGTAGTCAACACCACCATCTGTAACTACAATCCTATCCAGTGTACCCGATACAGCCGTAGACTCCACTGCCTGTTGAAGTGAGGGGGTTTCAGTTGATCCTAATTCAGCAGTAGCGGTTGCACCAGTACCCCCGCCCCCTGAAAAAGTAACAATAGCAAAACTATACCCTCTACCTGCACTATCAATAGTAACGCTTGTAACTGCATCCCCTGTAAGGACGGCAGTAGCTACGGCACCGGTACCATCACCCTGAATAACTACTGTAGGTGCTACGGTATATCCAGATCCCCCGGCGGTAACATCAATGGAATCCAACTCACCATTAACATCAAATGTAGGATTACCTACACCAGCTATCTTTCTAACAGGTAAATAGTTTGTTGTTAGAAACTTTGTCCTATCCGCCGCACCCACTTGGAACATAAACTTCCAAATGTAACCATCATCCAGCTCAACGGTATCAGTACCCGTGGATGTTGGTTTTATGGTACTTGCAGTATTGTCGTTATTATTCAAACATTTATAGACATTGAACTCATCAGTCATCACAAAGAACTTAGCATCTGCTAAATTTGTAGCACCGCTATAAGCGGGGTGATTATCTGCATATTCATCGTCATATTGGTCATAGATAGTACCGCTTGTCCAGTCATATCTAGGAGCAAGCAAAACTGCATCAGAGGCTTGTACCTTTTTTATAAACAGCATATCATGTTTATATGACTGTACATAAAATTGGGAATCGCGAGGAACCTCAGGAGTATTATCATCCTCCCAAGGCTGAGCTCTTGATACAAACATAAAGAAGAAATCGTTTTCGTTATAGATATCTCTATAAAAAGATCTCGCCAATTGTTGTCTAGCAGTTTGTCTTACTAACAGTGACATTACCTAACTCCTATGTTAGTTATTAGGTATCAGATACTGTGACAGTCCAAGTAATTTTCAAGGTGTCATCTGCACCTTTGTTAACGACTGAAAAGATTGTACGGCAAAGTAATACGCCTGCTGAGGATGCATTGAAAATACCTGCTTCAACAATAGCGCCTGTACCTGTACCTGCAGGAAAGTCACCAATATACTGTACTGAGTTATTTGTAACAGTAGTAGATGTCAGACCAACTCTTGAACCTGCAATAGCGGCTGCCAAAGTTGTGTCGCCAGCGGCTGGTGCAGTATTGTCAGTACCCACTTCCATGTGTGACATATCGGCTGGGATACCCACATCACTAAAGCGATCTGCAATCCAATCAAGACCTGCATCAACGACTAGGTTCTTAACTTCTCTTTCTTCTTTAATTTTACCATCTGAACCGTAAAGTGCGATATTCACTTTACCAGTGGCTTTTGCATTGGAACGATTAAACATTTATTTTCTCCTGGTGTTAAAATGTTTTTTATTTATATGTATTTATACTAGAAACTACGGGCATCTCCAACATAATCTTCAGCAAAATAATCTCCAGCATAGTTTTGTATAATTAGTACGCCGGTATCTGAGACTGAATAGTCCTCAGGCTCATTCATACCAAACAAATAAACTACCGTTTCACTTAAATCGGTTGTATCATCTTTGGACAATCCAGGTTGTTTGATTGGAACATCCGATACATCTGGAGTATCTGTTTTTGTAAGACCTGTTGTTAGGGTGCTGTTGTCGTCTACAGTAGCATTATCAGTTTTATTTATACTGATTACACGAGTGACAATTTCAGACATGTCCACAGTGTCTACTGGATTTCTTAGAATTTGTAACAGCAATTCAACCAATTCTGATAAATCAACGGAATCTGTGATTGTTGGTTTACTGATGGCTTTTTCTACAAGCTCAGACATATCACTAGAATCTGTCTTGAGCATGGTAACATCAAACTTATCAATTGCATCGGAAGCATCTGGGTTTTCAGTTTTAACTAACCCCGGCTCCAGGAATGCTTCATCATCCTGGGTTGCAAAAGAATCTGTAATATTAGGTTTGTGTACAAATTTAGCAACCAATTCTGAAAGTTCAAGAACTTCAACATTTGCAAATACACGGAACACAAAGATGTCAGGTATAATATTAAATGTGCCTGCAAACCCTACCGTTTGTTCAATTTGAAAATCTGAGAACGCAACCATACCTGCAGGGTGTGCTGTACGAGTAAGTAATGGTCCCCATTGTGATTTCGATAAAGCGGATTTAATTTGATATGAAAAACTTTGATATAATCCATTATCCTGCAATCGGTTTGCATCTGATAAGAACCCTCTACTATTTTTAAACTGTCCAGGATAAGTATGTGAGAATCCGGTGTGGCAATCTAGAATAGTTGTTTCGCCCAATACACTTGTAATTGTGAAATTGAACTGAGCTCGTTGAAAACCTGTACCAGTTGCAATAATATCAATTGCTGTAGGGTAGTTAGAACCATTGACAGTTTTGATTCGAATATACGCTTTATTTTCAATACCCGTAAGTGTATAATCTTCCGCAAAATAATCCAGTGCATATACTCCGAGAATATCACCACTTTCAGATACTTGGAAAGTATCACCTACTTTGAATCCCCCGTCAGCGCCTGCGCTGTATGTAGTAGGTATAGAAGTGTTAAGCACTCTTGTTAGGAATGCTTTCTTATTCGATAAGATATCACTTGTGTCAGGTAATGCCACATAGCTTCTAAGAGTATCGGTGCTTAGAGTTAGTATGGGAGTATGATTATACCCGGAGCCGGCTTCTTGAATAAAGACACTACTAATTTCACCGCCCTTGTCAAGTCCGGTTAAACGAGTGTAAAGTAATGCGTTTGTTGCAATAGTATCCGCGGGATCTGGTATAATATTAACCAATGGATTGGCGCTGTACCCTTGACCATCATTTGCAATTGTAACACTGAAAATTTTACCATCAGTTATAGTTGCAATATCAAAAGTTAAGTCAACCGCACCACCACCGCCTAAATTAGAATCTGGTATCGTGATAGTTTCACCGGGTGCAAAGTTATCACCTGGTGCTGTAACTGTAACACTTGCGGCGCCACTGCCATCTACAGTTACCTCAAAAGTTGCTAGAGAGCCATTGCCATCGGTAGTATAGTCTGATGTGCCTATTGTGTAGGGGCTACCTGAATCCGAGCGCAGTACATCTGCAGTGCCTATATTTTCAAGTGTAGAAATCTTACCGCCTATAACCGCCTCAAGCTCTCCCTCAACACCATATCCAGGAATTGTTGTATCTGGAGGTAAGTCTACTGTTAGCTCGTATGCCGACGGTATAGTATATGCAATCTTTTCAGCACGAAGAACCGAAGATTGAAATCTTTTTCTAGCTGTAATGGAGGCCGTAGATTCATAGTAGTAAATATCTATCTTACGGCCGCGTAGTTCTAAAGGATTGAAAACAGGTGTTACTTCTCTATTTTCATATACCTTGATTGTAACTTCCTTATTCCAAACACCATCCGATGCCCGCAATACATATTCTGATGGGCGGAAAACTTCTACTTCCTCACCATAAACCATTTTGAAGAAAGTTTCAATACTTCTTCTTGAGCCCTTAGCAGTATAAAAATCTCTGATGCGTTTAATTAGAAATCTAGTATCAATACTTTTATCTTCTGGGAAATCAATACAGTATTGCTGTAATAAAGTTTCTAAGAAATCACCATGGTAATGTGATACCGAAAATCTGTCTAAAAGTTCTTGTAATACATAGTTTGGAGACTGTGAAGATAAGCCTAAAGATTCTGTGTAAGTATCATCTGCATCTAAGAAACTAAAGTAGGATTTTATGAAAGATGCATATTTAGGATATTCAATTCTAACCCATTCAGGTATTTGAAACTCTGCAATATATGAAAAATTTTGGTGAAAGTATTGCTGTGGCTTATTTAAATACATAACGCTAGGCGTTAATACTGCACCACTACCACCTTGAGAAATAGTATCAACTCTAATTTCGAGAGCTGGGGTTTCGCCGATACCACCAAAGTTAGTATCAATAATTGATATAACATCCCCTTCAGCAAATCCATACCCAGATCTACTGCCGGATGAAGTATACCAGCTTACACTAGAAATTGAACCATCCGCAGCCACAGTAAACCGTACTTGAGGTGTTTCGGTTAAAGTAACCGTTCCTTCAAGTGAACGAGTAACCATAGCAGGAATAATATCAACAGTTTTTACACCTGCTAATGATTCTCTATCTTCATTAGCCGTACCACCACTTACAATCGAAATAGTATCAGTTGTGTGTACGGAGCCTATTAAGTATACATCAGGTAAATTTTTGTATCCATCACCAGGCTCGACAATTGTTACAGAATCTACAATAGCATTTGAAATTTCAAGACTTGCTGTTGCCTGTATTTTTTCACCATCGGTAGCTAAAATGTTGGGAGGACCAATTACAATTGCTGGAGGGTTAGAGCTACTATAACTAGAGCCGGCATTAGTTATAGTTATAGACTCAATAAATCTCTTAAAATTAGGTCCTGTGCGAGCCATTAGTAATCCGCTACCTTAGGAGTTGCTGTAACAATAACACCTGCATTGATATTATTAGGAATGTCACTTACAGACTTATCCAATGTTAAAATTATATTTTTAGACGGGTTAGGTATAACTGCTGAATTAGAAATTGCAGTTTGTCGTGTTAAAATTTCAGTTCTAATATCTTTAGCACTTTCATGTGGTTGAACATTAATATTTAGCGTAGTTGTAGATGTACCCAAAAGAGATACAACCTCTAATCCATCTACCGTAACTTTACCCGTATC